GACTTTTGCTGTGTCCAGTGCTGGTAATTCCAAGAAGGGCATAGCCTACCTACTAATCAGGTAAAGAAATTGTCTAGCTACAAATGGGAGCGGCGTGAGGCCAAATTAAAAGCCAGAAAGAGCATCATGCGGAAACATGGTAAAGGGCAGGGGCAGAATTACAAGCAAGTGGTTCTAAATAGGCTGGGAGCCCAAAAGTTCGGAGGCAAGGCATGAATTTGTATAGCGATTTAACAACTTTAAAAGCTGATTTAAGTATCACAGCCACAACTGATGATGCACGCCTGTTATCTTGTCTGGGGGTGGCAAGCAGATTCATTGATTCGTTTACCAATCGGACATTCTATGTTGAATCGGGCACTAAGGGTATTAAGTATTTTGATGGTGAAGGTGAGGATTATTTATTGATTCCCGATTTATTAACTATCACTTCGGTAGGTGAAGATTCGGACGGAGACAATGATTATACCGATTATGCTTGGGTGGTAGATAATGATTATTTTCTATACCCGCCCAACAAATATCCCAAAACGTGCTTAGAAGTGAATTGGAATGGCGACTATGCTGTATTCACTAGGGGCACGCACAATTATAAGATTGTCGGAACATGGGGATATGGGAACGGCATATCAACCACGCCCTATTTAACAACGGCGATAACAGTAACCGTGGCCACTGCAGCAGGGACTACTTTAACACTGAGTGCTGAAGGAACTATCAAGGCGGGGCATACTATCCTGGTTAACACCGAGCAAATGTATATCAGCGCCGTAACCTCCAATGGAACGAAAGGAGCAACCGCCGAAAGGGGAGTCAATGGCACAACTGCTGCTATCCAAGATGCCAAGGCAGCATCCATATATGAGTATCCGTCAGATGTGAGCCAGGGCTGTCTGATTGTCGCCGAAAGGTTATTTGAGACAAGAGGCAAGGTATTCGCCTCGGAACGACTTGGAGATTATGGGTACTCTGTGCTTGCGAGTGAATCTAGTCGGAGTGAACTTGCGTTGCTTGGACATTATAGGAGATTAAGTTTCTAATGGGAATATCCAAGGGGCTTTACAATAATACTCTAACCCTCCAAACACTAACGGAAACAGCAGATGGCGTGGGAGGGGTTACAACCGCATGGGAAGATACAGATTCTTTCAAGGGTAGGATAAGTCCATTATCAAGTCAGGAACGATTACAACAGGATAAAACCACAATGGGGACAACCCATAGAATCTATTGTGATAATATGAACGTCTCCCCTAAAAACAGAATCAGGTGGGGGATATACTATTTTGAAATTATAGGTATCACAAATCCCTCGGAAGCGTATCATCATCTGGAAGTAGACGCAAGGGAAATCAATTACTAGGAGGTAACAAATGGCAGAATTATCAACTTACATGGAAGACAGGATAGTCAACTTCATGAGGAATGTGGCTATCACGGGGCAAGCGGCAGCTTATGTGGCATTGTTTACAGGGTCTGCTTCTCTTGTGGGTTTGGAAGCAGGCACACTCACAGGTGAGGTAAGCGGTGGTTCTTATGCCAGACAGCTTGCGGGGTTATCGGCTTCTGCCGATGGCGTAAGTGCCAATGCGGCGGACATAACCTTCCCCACGGCAACGGCAGACTGGGGCATAATAACTTATTGTGCCCTGATGGATGCTGTAACCGCTGGTAACGTGCTAATGTATTCTGCTCTTGATGCCACTAAGACCATAGCCAGTGGTGATACCTTCAAGATAAATGCCACTCAACTTGCAGTATCGGTTGCCTGATATTAATTCTGGTGATTTGGGAGTAACTGTAGCATAAGGAGGTAAGATGCCAATAAAACACGCCTTTACTAGTGCTAAAGAAGATGGTGCTGATGCCACTCTTGTCCGTCCCATTGATTGGAATGCTGAACATGTGGAAAGTCAGCTATTCTTGGATAAGTTCCGAGAGTTTATACCCTGGGTAAGCGTGGATGGCTTTACAGTGGGTGGGGATACAGGCTACTCTGTTCTTCCACGTGGCAGTTTTCTCTACCTACACACAGGAGCTACTGCTAACTATGGTGTCACAATCCGCACGCTTGACCGTTGGTTTAGTTTTTTGAACACAGGTAAAGTTATCACACTAGAGTATTCAATATTTTGGCCAGATACAGTCACAATGCAAAACATCTGGCTACGATTAGCTACCGCTTGGGAGGACCCACCTTCAGAAACAGCACACCATTTTGGTTGGAAGCTCATTGGAGGTGCTGCAGTTATGAACCTTTGGGCTTCCAATGCTGATGGAACTACTCAAACAATTACAGACACTGGAGTCACTATGGCTGCAAATATGCTGAGAACTAGGTTAAAGATTGTCTTCAACCCAGGCACGGATTGTAAGTTCTATGTCAATGATGTTCTGAAAGTAACTCATACGACAAATCTTCCAACGGGAGCACACTACTATCTACACTTCCACATGAGAACTTTAGAGGCTGCCACCAAATATTTCTATATAGGGCGAGTTTTAATAGAGAAGGAGCACGCATGAAATACACATTCAAAGCTTTAGGCTTTTGGGAGGAACTTAAAGCTGCTATTGGTGATATACCTTGCAATGTTATAGATAGTGGTGAAGAAATAACCTTTGATTTCGGTGCTGTAACCTTCAATGCTATGCAGGAAGCTGCCTTAATAAAACTTATGAGTGAAAAGCCGATGCTGAGAGGTAAACTAGCCAAACTGGTAGAGAAGAAATAGATATGAGTAGAGGTATAAATGGCTTTTCAAGCGGATACTTTTCAGAATAATGCCTTCCAAGTAGTAGCAGGAGAAACCCATTATGGTGCAGCAATTCTATCAGGTATAGGAACTTTAGCTGGCATAGGTAGAGGGTTATTTATTGCCAAGGCGACTTTAGCAGGCGCTGGTAGTTTAGCGGGGATAGGAAGACTTGTAGCTATTGGCAAAGCAACCCTAGCAGGCGTGGGCACGCTTTCAGGCATTGGCAGATTTATAGCAGTAGGAAAGGCGACTTTATCAGGTACAGGCACATTAGCAGTTATTGGAGCTATCGGAGTTTTCAAACTGGGCGCAGCTATCCTTTCTGGCATTGGGAGCTTGATTGTAAGAGCGTGGCTTGGCAAGCCCAGATATAGTGCCCCATCCGATGTATATGACACAGGAACAGAAGTTCCCAAAACTGGCAGATATGGTGGAAGTTAAATGGCAAGAGTAAGTGTTAAGTCATATAAAGAGGAGCGGCTAAAGGGAATTGTCAAGCCGAGCAATTTATCAACAGGGCATCTTGAGATTCTAGTTTCTGAGGTAACATAAACCATAAATAACTGGAGGAAAGTTTGGCAGTTCATGAAGTAAGGATTCCCTTAAACCTAGAAGCCAGTTTTGATATAGAAAAGGCAGACGGAAGAGTGCTACGTTATTGGCTTAAAGAAGATCCTGCGTGCCCTGAGTGTGGTGCAAGGGGATGTAAAGATAAAATTATCAATGGCAAAATCAATGACTGGTATCGCATCTGTCCCAATGGGCATGAATTCTGCCTGATTGAGGAAATTAGGAGGTAAAGCAATGTTTTTTTATTATTTATTGTGGCCTTTGATGACCCTGGCGCAACTATCTGTAAGATTTTTTGATTGGCTGGCCGATTGGCTGGCGACAAAGAAGTTTTTTGAAACTACAAAGATTTACAAATGAAGGATTTTGCAATAGTAGTTTGTGCCTATACCAGCATCACTTCTAGCACAGCAGCGTGCATTGAAAGATGTCATCAAGAACTGGAAGATAAGTTTGAAGTCTTTTATTATACTGAGGATGCCTTCATAGATAGAGTTAGAAATATCGCAACCACTCACTTCTTGAAGTCAGACCATTCCCCATACATGATATTCATTGACCATGACATTCTATTCACTCCCCAAGATATACACAGACTCTATCAAGACTTGTGCAGTGGCTATCACCTGGTCGGCGGGATTTACTCAGTTCGGGACGGAACTCATACCGCCCTAACCACGGTTCGCAAGGAAATCAGATTGGACGGGACTATCAAAGAGGTTCTACATCTGGCAACGGGTTTTATGGGATTCGATAAGGAAATCCTGACCTCCATGATAGACAAATTAAAACTTCCCTTGCTCCATGAAGGGTCATGGTGCGAGTGCTACCCATTCTTCACCTTTTGTTATACCCGAAGCAAGAAGATTTTACTGAGTGAGGACTGGACTTTCTGCGTGAATGCACGCAAAGCGGGCTACAAGGTCTTTGCGGATACCTCTATTCAAGTTGGGCACAAAGGGCAAAAGATATATTTCCCCCGTGATTGCGCAAAAGAGCTTCAATGCAAATAGTAATCCATCCCATAGATAACTTTGGCGATCTCCTAAATATCCCGCTCCTGAATTACTACCTTGACGACACACCAGAGTTTATATCTTGCAAGGATGTTAAGCCTGGGAAAGTTTTTATGGGACTAGGCACGCTGATTGATTATATCATTCCGTTAGAGTGGTTCAATGATAAACAGGTTACTTTTCTAGGGACTGGCTCTGCACAAAAGGAGCGAATCTTTACTGGGCACGCGGGAGGCTTTGTTAGAGGGAAATTAACAGAAGCTAAGATGGGTATTAAGGCTTTGGGCGACTTGGGTATCTTAATAGATCGCATCTACGGATTCCCCGCTAGAAAACGAAATGAGACTGCGGTGGTTATTGATAAGAGCGGGGAGAGTAAACTAACCATCAATACCAGTCTACCCGAACCTCGGATGCTAACAGCGGTTTGTCATAACATTATGCAAATTAGAGATTTCTATGATGCGCTAGTTTCGTATGATTTTATCTTGACAGACAGGTTGCACGTAGCGACAACGGCGGAGGCGGTAGAAACGCCTTGGATTATCTGGAATCATGGACGGGGAGACACAGCACAGACGCCCGATAAATTCTTAGATTGGGCAGGCATGATAGGCAAGGAACGGTTCATCATCGACGATTTATCACAAATCGATATCATATACGAGAACACTGATTTTACAAAGTCGAAAGAACAGAAGGAAATTCTGGAAGATGCTTTAAGAAAAATAAGGAGGTAAATGCCAGAATTAGGGGAAATTAGAAAGAGCATAGAGATAAACCATAAGGGCACTGGTAAATGGATATGGCATGCCTGCCCTAAATGTGGCAAGCAACGTTGGATTCCTATTCATCGTGGCGAAACTGAATATAATCTATGCCTTTCTTGTGCTAAAAAAGGACATGTAGGAACTAATCATGATAAATATGGTAATAAAAGTACGGGATGGAAGGGTGGAAAAATTAAAAGTAGTGATGGATATATTCTAATAGCAATTAGTCCTGATGATTTCTTCTTCTCTATGGCAGATTCCCATGGATATATTCGTGAACATCGTTTAATTATGGCTCAATATCTTGGGCGTTGCCTTCATTTATGGGAATTGGTTCATCACAAAAATCATATTAAGGATGACAATAGAATTGAAAATCTGCAACTCATTAGTGACGATAGACATACGCAAATCACTATATTAGAGAATAGAATAAAGAAACTTGAAGGGAAAATGAAAAAACAGGAAGAACAAATAGAGAAACAAAGTAATATGATTAGATTGCTACAATGGCACATCAATCAAATAAATCTAAAGGAGGTTCATACAGAAAATGGCACCACATGTTTTGATTCCAACGAATTCACTTTTCGCCTTTCTGGCGAAATCACTGGCAGCTGATACGCCGACTGGAGTCTATAAATATATGGCTCTAGGGACGGGAACGGGGCAAACGGCTACCAATAGCACGCTAAAGGTTGAAACAACAGTAAGCGGTTTAGCGAGGGCTGAAGGGACGAAAACGACATTAAAAACCACAGTGTCTAATGATACGGCACAACTAACCAAGGCGTTCACTTCGGCTGGTGCTACAACCAACGTGACTGAGGTTGGGTCATTTGAGAACGCCACTCTAGATAAGGGAACAATGGGACTTTACGGAACATTCAGTTCGGCTATTCCTATTGAAAGTGGAGATAAAATCACGCCCACGCTCCAATGTCAATTTTTGCTCAAATAAATTAAATTGACACTTTGAGTTGTAAGTGGTATAATAAAGAGTAAGTATAACTTAAGGAGGACTCATATTATGCCACAAATAGGGGAAATAATAAAAGCCAAAGACATTGGACGCAAAAGTTATGGTTTTGTTCGGTGGGTGAAATGCCCTGTATGTGGAGTGGAGAGATGGCTTTGTTATAGAAAATATAAAGCCAAACCGCTACCTGAAGAAACCCGACGGTGTCAATCCTGCCGAACAAAGCAATGGATACAAGAGAGAGAATTTTACCGTGAAAATCATCCTAATTGGAAGGGTGGGAAAAACAAAACGGGGTCTGGATATATCAGGATTTATAATCCAGATCAGACGGCAGCTAAGTTACATCATACATTATATGTCTTTGAACATATCAGTGTATGGGAAAAGGCAAATGGCAAATTGCCTGAAGGCTATCTTGTCCATCATCTAAATGGTATCAAGAACGATAACCGACTTAAGAATTTATTGGCTTTGCCGCGGCGAGGACATTCCCCTACTCTACTGATAAAGGAAGTCCAGAAGCGGTTAAGAGAAGTAGAGGCACAATTAGCACAACAAAGACTATTATAGACAAGTTCACGGAGAAATGGCAAGGCAAAGCCGATATAGATGACGATATATTCTGGAACGAGTATATCGCTACTTTGCGAGGTATGAATCTATATCGGTTAACCTTACCCTGTATAGATTCGCCAGAAACAAGGGCACAGGCGACAAGTTTCTTGAAATGCAAACGCCCTTGTGGTGATTGTTGCCATTTTGGCTTTGAATCTATTAACTACGCGGATGCGTTAAGAATTGTTGAAAGGAAGGGGATTTCCTGGAAGGAATTCGGTGATGTTTGCACGCTTCTCCGTCAAAAGGGGAAAGACGATATGTGGGCAATCAAGGGACTCCCCTGCCCTTTTCTGAAAGACGAATTATGCTCTATCTATGAGTTTCGGCCAGATGTTTGCAGAAACTACCCCATAATAAGACCATTCTGGTCGGAGGGATATTATATGCTAACCGTTTCAATACGGTGCGATGCTGGAGTTGACATGGGGAGAGGAATGATAAGACTTCACTTAAATATGGCGGAAGGCACGCCTTAGGCGATTAGATGGCAGAATATAATGAATTATTAACAACGCAAATAGGCTTAGTATCAAGTTTGGCTAGGGTTATTGAAATCATACACAAATCAGGGAGGTATGGAGCAATACCCACATCTGAGTGGATAACCGAGATAACAAAAAGCGGCAGGTATGGAGCAAAAGGATGAGCTACAAAAGCTATAGAGACGAACGACAAAAGGAAATCACTGAGAGGTTAACCAAGAATATGGCTAAGGCAGCTTTCTTGGTGGAGGGCGAAGCGAAAAGCCTTTGCTTACATCCTCGCACTAAAGTTTTAACTAATAAGGGTTGGAAGAAATTACTTGAATTAAAGATTGGGGATTTAGTAACGACGGAAACAGGTCAATTCAGTCCTATTCAGACAATTATTAAAAGTAAAAGCGAAAATTGGTTTCGGTTGTATATTGCTCACGCAGATAATGGGAAAGGCCATTTCCGTTCACTTTCAGCTAACGGCTACCATATAGTTAAATCATCTGAGGGTTGGAAAGAAGTTCAAGATTTGAAGTTAGGTGATGAGGTTCTATTTTTGGCTTCGCAATGTCAATATTGTGGTCAACTTTGCTTATTTAATAATAGGTTTTGTTCAGAAAAATGCGCTGGTAGTTTTGGCTACCAATTTAATAATGGAAGCAAAGGATTTGAAATAGGTCATATCAAGGCTAGAGAATTTGCTTTAAAAAGGAATAATAATGCTATTCAGGAGAAATTCAAAAGCTGGAAGGAAGAAAATCCTTTACTGGTTCAAGCTTATAGAGAAAAACAGGGGCGAAGTTTAGCTAATACCTATCAATTGCACCCTGAAAAGCACCCCAATTTCATTTCAGCTCAGCGACACCTAAACTCTTCCTTAGAGGCAATGTTAGAAAAATTATTAGTTCAAGCTAATATAAACTTTATTCATCAGTTCAGAGTTAATGGTTTATGGGTGGATTTCAATTTACCTGATTTTAAAACTTTATTGGAATGTGATGGTAGTTACTGGCATCAAGATAAAGAGAAGGAGAGAGCTAGAGACCTTAAATTAAAAGCCGAAATGCCTGATTGGCAAATAATTCATCTAACTGAATCCGAGATTAAATATCTAACTCCCAAAGGCTTGAATGATTATGTCTCCAGTGGGCTTGGTGATATAAAATTTACAGGCGTAAAAATAAACAAGATAGAAAAGATTACTAACACTAAATACGCACCATATTTCATAGACTTAATAATTGATAAAGGCCATGGAACTTATATCGCAAATGGGTTTTTAGTTCATAACTGTCCTGTTGATACAGGAAGGTTAAGGGCGTCCATCACATCAAGAGTTGAAACTGAGGATTCCAAGATTGTAGGCATTGTGGGAACCTCAGTTGAATATTCTCGGGATGTGGAATTCGGAAATTTCAAACAATCGCCGCAGCCGTTTCTCTATCCAGCATTGGAAGGCAAAAAGAAAGAAATTGAGGAGCTTTTGAAGGAGAAATGATAGAAAATTTCAGCACTGGTTTCTATAATAAGCTGATTGGAGGCACTGCCTTGCAGACCAAACTAACTGGCTCTTCTAGCGATAAAAAAATCTATAACACGCTGGCTCCCCAATCTGCAACCTTGCCTTATATCACTTTCGGGGTGTTGACAGACACCCCAGAAGGAATCTTTGGGAATTTAAGCAAAATTGAATCTATGACATTCTGGCTCAATGTGTTTTCTAGTACAAGTCCCGTGAATTGTCTACAGATTGCGGACTTGGTAGCGGCACTGATGGATGATTGCACTTTTGATATTACAAACTATTCCTTCATGGTCTGTAAAAGGGAATATACAGGGAACTTAGCATACGATTTGACTAATGGTGTTTACCAGATTCCCTTAAGGTACCGTGTTATGGCGTGTAAATGATAGGTATGTAGGTTCGGGTAGTAGACGCTCTAGTCATTTTCAATTCCGCTTCTATGGGCAGGAACTGATTGCATTTAGGACAATACGGTTTATCAATTTCAATTTCATCCCCGTCAAAATATTCAAGATGATGTAAGCGGTATTTGGGCTGGTTATTCCAATTAACTGAATTACCGCATCCACAAGTAAAGGAGAAATCAGGATTTTCCTCTGTCATGGAAGTAACATCTAACATTTCACGTTCATATTCCATAACGAAATTATAACATTCTTTCTCTTAGATTGTCAAATTATTTAGCGAGCAAGAATTAAGGAGGTAAATGGAAATAACAGTTGGAAAACTCTTAGAAGTTGGGGGGCAATTACAAAGGGAAATACAAGAAGGTCTCAAATTGATAGAGACTTGTGATGATTTAATAAAAACATACAACACCAAGATTGAGAGTATAAAAAAACTCTGTGGTCAAGTGGTGGATTTATGCAATGGAATAAATCTTTTAGCAAGTAAGAATTAAGGAGGTAAATACAAATGGGAACACATATTT